GCAGAGACTTCACCTGGTGCCGGTTCTTCGCCGACTTCCGGCTCAGTTACCTCTGGGGTGACTTCCGGCACTTCGTCTTCCGGTACCGGCTCATATTCCGGTTCATCGCCGCCAGGCATCTCGACACGCAGATCAATCCAGCGACCGGCAGGGATGTCGATCGGCTGACCTTCCTTGTATCCAACTTTGATGTTCTGAGCGAACTTCGGCGCGGTAGAGTTCACACGGTGGAAGGTCTTGAGCAGCAGGTCACCATACTCATCAACCTCATAATCTACCCAGACCAGCGGCAACTTGTTGCGGTCAATCGGTATCTCAATGCCACCATCCACCCCACCCCACCCTGCATCAGAGTTAAAGCCAAGGGTACCTGATACACGATAGACACCCTCACTGACACGCTCAGTAGTCACGCCCAGACTTTCGTCGTTGAGTTCGCACAGGCCATCACCGAACAGTTTGACGATCGGGGAGGCTTTCTTGATAAAGCCGTTGGCGTCTACTGTGGTGTTTGTTGTATCCCATAAGAGCTGCCAACTATCCCATACCCCGGCACGTTGCAATCGATACCATGTTTTTGGCTTAAATTGCGAGCCAGGGTGTGATGTCAAAGTCTGCTTACATGCAGTTCCGAAACTAACAGCAAGATTTTCGACAACGAGATATCCATGCGTAGTTCCTGTTGGCCAGTCAGGCGGCATACCTGCTGTTGATGTAAACCCGCTGCCAGAATAAAAACCTACAGCAAGGGCTGTATCAATATTCATATTGCTACTATTGTTTTGAACCGTTGAACCCAGCCCATAATCACCGGTTTTTAGAACAGCAGTCGAGCCGATATACATGTTGTTCAAAACTGATGCGGTACCAGTTCTAGCGTTGACAAAGAATACTGGTTTTCCTTGCTCTACACCTGGAGACAGTCCAGTAGGGATTGTGGGAACAACAGAAAAACCATAATACGTGCCAATACTATACGAAGCAGGGTTGCTAAAGTTTGCATCACTGCCACTACCTCTAAAATGAAAAGGGCTACTGCCAAGACCTTCAGTCTTTGATATCACAGCCGCTGGGGTTGTTAAAGCAGAAGCTAAAGTATGTCCAAATGGTACAGAGACAAAACCATCAGCCCGGCCTTGCATCGCATAGGCTGTTCCACCCCAACGAATATTAATTACCCCCACATCTGTTTGCGCGTATATAGCGCTTTTTTCCGCTCCTGCCGAATCACGAAAACGCAATAAAAGATTAGGTGTGTCAGCGTTCGCCTTTATTGTCTGGTCACCAGTAGATGTTAACGTGCCAATTGTAGTCAAATCACCTAGGTTATTAATATAAGTAAGTGCTGTTATAGTGGTCCCGTCAGTATCATAAAACCAATACCCCCCGGAACCGTTCCCTCTGTGATTTACAAAATCCGTGCTACCCCTTCCTGCTGCGCGGCCCCACAATGCCCAAGTGCCTTGGCTATCTGGAATTAATGGGCCTGCTGCGCCTGATGTTAGCCGGGTCGGTCTAGAGAATAAGACCGGGCCGACAACACGCTGCTCTGCTGTATCAACTTTACTCAGTGCGTTCGTCATTGCTGCAGCTGCATTATTCTCGCTGGTTTTAGCTGCCGCCGCCGATGCTGCCGCAGCAGCTCGCATACCGTCTACAGTGGCCACGATAGCCGGGTTTAGATCGGTTTCACCAGGTATGGTAAGGAAGTCGTTTAACGTCCCTGTTGCTGAGTTAACCATCACCTGAATACCACCCACGCGCTCAGGTTGACGACCTGCGGCAGTAATCATTACATCATACTGACCAGGCTCAACACTCAACGTATAGCGGCCTGTGGCGTCAGTGACAGATTGAGAACGTGCCTGAATAACAACTGTTGCAGAAGTTCGAACAGCGCGTAACTCGATTACTACCCCCACACGCGCGTCACCCATTGGGCCTTTTAATACACCGCTGATTACTGCCATATTTTTACTCTCCAATAAAAAACCCGCCGTAGCGGGTGATAGTGATTGTTAGCTTTCCATAACTACGAGAATCTACTCGGCCCCTTGCGGTAGACAATTGCCGTTATATCCGTGCTCGAAAATAAGCGCCCACTTTGAGCTCCCGATATTCCAAATCTCACATCTAAATTTTGATTGGCTGGAATATCAATAACTATTGGCCCTTCAAAGCTCACATGCCATCTAATAACATCATTACCGTTGGCTTTAACATAGATCTCACCACCACCAGTACCAGCCAGTACAAGATTAGCATAAGGAATAACAAGAACTGAATCATACGGTAATCCACCAGTGAAATACCGTGCCGTTTCATCATTCACACCGTAAAGTCTAAACCCTTTCCACACTCCAATGTGAACATTATCCCCTATGATATTTTCTGCATGCACTGTGCCGGTAAAGTATCCATTAGCGCCGCGTATTTCCCCGCCGAAGTAACCATTATATGCCCGAAGTTCTCCGGCAAAGTAACCGCTCCTCGCCTCTATATGACCGCGAGCTGTGAGGTTGTTAAATATGCAATCTCCATTCTTATTAATGGCCCATCCAGTAGCACCAGTTGCCCAATCATAATTGTCGGAAGTAATATAATTTCCGATTTTCGCGTTGGTAATCGAACCATTTTTTATGAATGCCGAGTTCATGAATACCTGGCCACCCTCGACCGCGAACGGGCTCGATACCGCTGAACCGGTACCGCTGGCGGTATTCAAAATGGCGAACCGATCCGCAACCACCAACACCTGGCTTTGCATGCCATCGGGGGTGTTCTCCACACCAACACCAATCCCTGCCGTGTATAGCTTGCCGTCTTGCGTTTTACCGACTTTGACAGACCACATGTCCTGCAGCTTGCCTGCGTCCTCGATCGGCCCAAGTAAGTCCTTGCCGAGCTGTGTTTCGGTTATCTTGCCTGTCAGTAAATCCAGCACGTCACTAGCGTCGCTGCTCGATGTACCTTGCGTCCACGCTGTCCATGGCCCGGCATTACCCAGGCGGTCAACCAAGCGAGCTTGGAACCAGAAATTAACGCCAGCGGCGAGGCCGGTCATTGTGTGGCTGCGCTGTGGGTATGCGTAATCGCCCAAGTGCATTTTGCCGCTACCGTTCGATTGGCGGCTATACCAGATCTCCGTCCTCTGTGTGTCCTCCGCACCAGGTGGAAACGCCCAATTCAGCACTATGCCAAACACCTGGCCGGTGGTCGTAAAGCTAGCAAGCGCGGGCGGCTCTCCGATTTTACCCTTCAGCACCATTTCCGGTGCGTTAGCCCACACGCTCGAAATCTCTGCCGGGTTTATCGCCCGGACGCGGGCCTGGTATCGACCGGCATAAATCCCCTGCACTTCGAAACCCAGTGTTGAAACACGCGGCCCTGGGATCCAGTTGCCGTTATCCCTGCGCCATTCCGTTTCGTAAGCAATAGCGCTCTCGGCTCTGTCCCAAGTCACATAGAGCGTGGCCACAGCCAACCCCTGAATGGTTGCGGAGTTCTCCCTGATCCCGACGTTCTTCGGTGGTGCCTGAACGCCTGGAGGGATAACCGAGATCGGACGGTCTTCAATACGTGCGCCTGTATCAATACGGGCGTACTTGTCCGGGTCGTGCTCGATGGCAGTGATATCGAACGAAACGCCGTCTTCGTTTTCCGTAATGCCGGTTACGCGGAATTGCTGGATAGCAAGGTCAGAGGCATCTACTGCCCAGGCACATTCTGCCGCTGGCGGCTCGCTGTAGTTGGTCGAGACAGTCACTACCTTACCGATAACGGCGCTGATCGTGCGGGCCTGTGATTTGCCGCTGGGCAGGTTCACGATAAGCCGCTCACCAACCTTTGCCGAAGACACGCGATCGAGCGTGATGTTGCGGCCAGAAACCGAACTGATACGACCACCAAGCGGGCGCCCTGCCATCGCCTCATCTGCCACACCGATGATCCACCCCGGCAATGGTATGTTGCCATCCATGCCCACAGTAAAGGAGATCACCCGGTCTTTGTCGTTGGTCAACAGTAGCCACTTGCCGCGGCGAATGGCCTCGGTCTGACGGGTACACCCGATAGCAGTCAGATCAGCCTGTTTGACCTGGTAACGGCGGATAAGCGCGTTATCAAAGACTGGTTCTACAGAGTCTTGATAGCTGTTTGCCGGGTCGCTCCAGCTCACCATTGCCACACTATAGTGTGTCTTCTCACTGGCGCTACTGTCCGTAAACAGCCCATCTTTAACGTTAGCGCGGGTGTAGATGTAATCCACATCGCGGGGCATATCAGCCAGCGCATTCATGCTGTTGTTGGCCCAGTACGTCATGCCACGGAAGATGTTCGCGAAATCGCGCAGCACCGTCCAGGCCTCTTCCTGCGATTGAATGTAGGCATCACAGAGAAAACGGGGTTCTGTGCCGCTGCCGCCGCGCCCATCGGGTACCAGCTGATCGCAATACTGCGCTATGGCGTATAAGTCCCACTTCGTCAGCGCCAGGTTCTCAGCCTTAACCCGGCTACCGATGCTGTAGCGGTCGTTGATAAGCAGATCGTAAAACACCCAAGCGGGGTTATTCGTCCAGGCCCATTTAAAACTTCCGTTCCAAGTGCCGGTATAAGTACGCTTGATCGGGTCGTATGTCGTGGGGATACGGATCACGGAACCTTTAGGCTCGCAGGAAACTTGCGGAATATTCTGGAACTGTTTCGCGTCGAACTGCACGAAAAGCAGCGCGGTTTCTGGGTACCGGAGTTTCACGTCGATCAACTCAGTAATCGACTCAATAACCATTTTATCGGCGATGCGGTTACTTGTGCTGTTTGGCGTGATCCTGCGCACCCGCACCTGCCAGCCGGTGGTGGCCTTCGGTAGATTAATGCGGTGGCTGCGCTCGTATTTTGTCGTGGTCTTACCATCAACCGCAGTTTTCAGCATTTCGCGATAAGCGCCGCCGTCAGTCGCCACATCAATGGCGTATTCAATGCGATAGCCGTTTACATCGCCGTTATCCTCTTGCCGCTGAAGTTGCTGCCACGAAAAGCGCACACGAACGGCGGAAAGCTGGGTATTGGTCAACGAACGCACCCACGGATTTAAGCTGGTAAGTTCGGTACCAATGGTGATCTCGTTTTCAACGTCGGGCATGCCGGGGATATAGTCCTGATCCGGAGTACCTGGACGAAACTCCCACTTCACGCCGGGAAAGTTCTCCGAACCATCCGGGCCGATGATCGGGGTACCATCGAGAAAGATATTGCTACCATCCAGACCACCGGCCAATTCCCCCTCAGCAAGCGCAAGCAGGATTTTGGCGTAAGAGGTAGATTGCAGGGAGTCAGGGGACTCAACAGGCGTGTGGGCATCACCGCCGCCACCCTTGCGGCCTTCAATTGTTGCCATTTTTTTTCTCCAGGCGTAAAAAAACCAGCTCATGGCTGGCTAGTGACGGGGCAGGTTGTTTACTGCTGGTCTTCGGCGAAGATCCCCGCTGAGATAATGGCACCACCGATCCGGCGCTTGCCGTAGAGAATAGGTACCGGATTGCCCTGGGCAATGGTGTTCACCGGCCCACCAAAGGCATAGCTCGGCTTATTATCCGGGCTTTCACGCCTTGCTGCCCCTCCCTGCATCGGGGAAAGCATTTGGGCAACACCACCAAGCATCATTGCAGCACCAGCCTGCAAGGCATAAGACCCCCAGGCGCCACCGCCAAAAGCCTGCCCCCACGGGGACATGCCAATAGCACCAACGACGACCAATACCGCGCCAAGGATAGTCTGAAACACACCCGCCTTCTTACTGCCTATAATAACCGGGGCGATCCTGATATCTTCACTACCTGAAAATTCGAGTTCGTCTTTTCCGATATTGTTTTTCCCAACAAAAATAGAGAATGTTAATCCTCTCTCCTTTGCTGTCTGTAAGAATCGTTCAAAGCCTGGAGTGGTTATGGATAGCGCCTTGATTGCCTCTTGCGGCGTGGATACAACCAGTTCGTGAACTCGGCCAAATGTTGAGCCAAGAACACCATAGAGCCTAATAACTCTATATTCATCTGCGGAAATATTCATATTTACCCCAATAAAAAACCCTCCGAAGAGGGTCTTATTCACAATCCGGCTTTCTTTCGAGCCTCTTCAAGATATCCCTCAGCGGAATTATCTTTCTTAGTTGCATCAATGCTTGGGTCTAGTATCTTCGATAATTTACTATCGATTGACTGCAATAATTCTATTTGTTTATTAGCTCTAACGCTTGCTCTATTTAGGAAGTACCAGATAGCAATAGAGATAACTAAAGAAATTAGATACCAAAGGAAAAAACCATCAGACATTGTTAACCCCTCTCGATAAGTGAAGTGATCATCCTATCAGCGATTTATTTTAAACGGTACCTCAAAATCATTACAGCTCTGTTCTGCCAATACCCATCATAGGGAACATGTTTACTCAGTTGTCCGTACATGTGGTGGAGCATCACCCCATCGCCAAGATAGACCCCTGCGTGGTTCGGCTCGTCGGCACGCACCTGCATAATAATTACGTCCCCCACAAGCAGATCACCGGTAGCCGGTATAAAACCGGCTTCGGCATAGTGCTGCATGTAGAGGTTTTCGCCTCGCTCCCACCAGCCATCCGACCGCTCAAAGTTAGGGAGATCGATACCGCACTCCAGCCGGTACCAGTCCCGCACGATAGCGTAACAATCCCAGATGCCATGCACGAACGGGCGGCCAAGCAATGGCTTGATGCCTTCAGCTGGCATGATGGTTCTGATATCGCCTTCCGGCCAACTGGCAATCACCCAGGGCAGTTGGGACAGGTCACATTGTGCAAGATCGAGCTGGCTCGGCTGCGTGGTGGCGTCTGGGTGACTGTGAACGATAGCGACGATCTCCCCAGCATCCTCCGCAGCTGCGAAGTCCTCCGGGTGCATGCTGAATTGCTCGGTAGGCTCCGGAGCTGCATTCCTGCAACGCAGGTACTGCTGGCGGCGGCCATTTTGCACCACCAGCCCGCAACACTCTGCCGGGTGACTTTCTTCGGCATGCGCCATTATGGCGCTGATAATGTGCTTTCTCATGGCTACCTCTTCAGCAATGCGGAGCCGGGAAAACCGCCGAACGGCAGCGGATTGCCCTTACCCCAACGCGGTTCGCAGCCGGTGGACAACAGGCCAGAGCAAACATCTTTGGAAGGATCACTTACTGGCTTTCCGTCAGAATCAAAATATTTAGCACCGGTATAGCCGCAAGACGCACCGCGATACTGCCCACGAATGCACCAAGTACAAAGGCTATGGATCTGCCGGGTGGGGATCATGATGCCTTGCAAGTCAGCAGGTGAAGATAGAGCAAACTGGATGCCTGTATTGCTGCCGCTGATCTTGCGATCGATATACCACACATCAACCTTTTGCTGTGTAACGTCGGCCTGCGGGTTGCCCTCCGGAAAGTTTCGGGCATCGAGGTAATGGGCGTAGGTGTCGCGGATCGTGACCTTGAACATTGCTAGGTTTTGGTATGCGAGACACATTGAACCCACGGTACCATCTATATTACCGACTGACAGCGTGGGACTCGGCGCGGTACCGTCGCTTGTAACCTCTAACCCCTCAATTTCCACCGGCCACGGCTTGTATTCCCGCCCGCCGAACCAGATAGATTTTGCCGGTAGCTTAACCGGATCATCACCGGCCTTTTCCAGCTCTGCCGGAGTGAACGGGATCGGGTGGCTGTGAAAGTACAACTCAGGCCCGCTGAACTGACTACCGTCAACTTCGAACAGGCGAATTTTACTCCCAGGCTCCAGAACCTGGTGATCAGCATTGATAGACATTGGTTTTTCCTACGGTCTGAAGGCGGTCTCGAACGTGGCCGCAAGCTGATACATCTGATCGCCGCGGTCATTCTTGCCCAGTGCGGTTACCTGATACGTTTTGCAAGTGAAAAGCCCGGGCTCAAAATTTGGCGTTGTCCACTTAAACGCTTTATACCCGGCATGACGCTTGAAAAAACTCCTGATCTCGAAAGTGCGCTTCCAGTTGCCGACAAATGTTAATGACCAGCTTTGGAGCTCTGTATTCAGCCCATCGCCAACCTGCTGTTTATAGCCATCGCCAAATTGCACTTCACGCACACGAAAGGAGTGATCGCCGGTTGGGCTTATCCTTGCGGCATAACTAAAAGTTTCCAGTGCCATTAAATCACCTTCTTCCCCTATTTGCGGTGTTTAACATCCCTCCCTGGCCTGTAGCTTTTTCCATGTACACCTTGATGCGTTGATCAACGTATTTTCCAACCTCACTACCGAACTGTTCCATGCCTGGCGGTGCGGATGTAGTCGTTTGCCCATCGCTGTAGACTGTAATGTTTACTGTCGTTGCACTGCCACCAGCACTCCCCCTGTTCGGCTGGCTGGCGGTCGTCGGGCGAATCCCCAATGATCCACCAGCGGCAACTGGCGAAACTAACCCACCATCGGCGTAACCTCGCATCATGCCGTAAAGATTCTCTACGCCGATCCGCTCAGTGGCTTCCTTTGTCATCACGAATTCGCCACGGTGCACCACACCAGCAGGTTCATATTTTCCACCCGCGCCGGTATAACCACCGAGGTCATACGCTGCAAAGTTGGTACTCAACCCCATAGCTCCAGTGCTTGCCGATCCTGCTGCGCCACTAACCCCGGATGCCGCCCCACCAATGCCACCAGCAAGCCCACCGACAACACCGGTAATGGTCTGCATGATGGAGCTGGTAACCAGCGCTTGCGCGGCCATATCGATAAGGTTTTGAACGATGGATTGAGTTAGGGAAGCGATGAGGTTAGTTACTCCCTCCTTGAACTTTTGGGTACCTGTCAGCAGACCGGTAAGCATATTGCTTGCCCGTTCTGTGGTGGCCTGGAACATATCGACGGCCATCTTCTGCATATCGCCTTGCGCAGCGTATAGTTGCATTGATGCCTGGTAACGCTCTTGCATCGCCTCACGATCCGCCGCCACAATGAGCTGATTGGCGCGGCTTTGCGACACTACACCCGCCGTGGCATAGCTCTCGATCAGTGCATGCCGTTTGGCAAGCTGGTTTTCGAGGTTCTGGATAGGATCGATATTACCGGCCAGCTCGGCGGTACCGGAAACAGCGTAACGCTGATTTGCCTCGGCCACAGCTTGCAGGTAGGTCGTGTTGATATCCTGCTTACGGCGGGAAAGTTCCTCGGCGCTTTTGATTTCGCCGTCAGCAATTTGGCGCTGTAACTGCTCGTTAGCCTTTTTCTGGGTATCCGCAGCTGCTCGGTAGGGATCGGAGGCTATAGCCGCGTTGTGGTCTTCCCACCGCTGCTTTGCCTCTGATAGCGTCTTGTTCAAACGCTCCAGCCCTGCCCGCTGTTCGTTAGTCCATTTTGTACCGGCTTCCAGCGACGCGGAGAATAAAGCCGCCGCTGCATCCCCCTCTTTCAGTCGGACGCCTTCAACCTGAATTTCCTTATTCAAGTTGGCTATCTTCTGCTGGTAATCCCCTGCCACCCCAGCGGATTTTTTGCTAGCGGAGGCTGCATCTTGCTCCGCTTTTTGCTGGGCTTTTGTCGCTGCTGTAAGGCTCTCAGTTGTTCTCTCAGCAGCAACTTTACCCGCAACATAAGCCTCATAATGACCAGGAGGGAGCTTTAGATCATCAGCCTCATAAATAGCCTGTTGCTCGGCCTTTGCTATCCCTTTTAGCCCTGCAAGTGCCTTTTCTCGCTGGACTTTTATCATTGCTGCTTGCTGCTTTTCGTCAAGCTTCGGAAGTGCCAAGCCTGCGAATTTTGGAGCTGCCACAGAGGTAGATAGGCCCGTTACCCTGTTAAGCTGCGCATACATTTCCGCAAGGCCACCAACAGCCCCCGCCAGTGCTGCGGTCTTATTTATCGATTCATTAATCGCCTGAGTACGAAGCGCTTCTGTATTACGTAATGTTTCCGTTTGCCGCTCAAGTGCAAAGTTTTTCTGGCTTAGCTGCCCCTGCGTCTCGATCATCGCCTGCTGGATGTCTTCAAGCGACATCAGCGTATTGATACGACTCATCCAGGGACTTTCTTTAGCGTCGGCCTCCATTTTCGTCAAAGCAGACAAGCTATCTTTCAGCTTGCGAACTTCTTCTTCCGTCTTGGCGATTTCAGAACGCTGCACAGCGATAGATTTTCCGGCATCTACAGCAGTGGATTCCAAGCCAGCGATCGACATGCCGGACATTTGCTTTCTGACTTGCTCAACAGTGTTGCCATAGGCCAGTGCGGTTTTTCTGGCTTGCTCATTCTTTTCATGCACGTAGTACCAGGCGGCCCCGACACCAAGCACAATCCCAGGGATCCCGCCGACAGCACTTAATAGCCCGCTACCCAGCCTTGTTCCCAGCGATGTTACGGCGTTGAGACCACTTTGAGCCGTCGTGCGGGCCGCGATGCTGGCTGCTAACTGGCCCTGTGCAACAGCAAGCTGCCTTTCTGCAATGATTTGAGCCTCAATCCCCACCGCCGCAGCCCTTGCCTGCTGAGCACGGTAAAGCGTCGCTCGAGCTGCGGCAGTAGCTGCTTTTGTACCTTCAACCTGGGCGGCCGCAACGGCTACCTCTGTGCGATATGCCGCCAGCATCCGTCCTGTGGCTGTTTGCACACCCAAGGCCAGATTACCGAAGTAACGCACCGCGCCGATCCCGACAAGCACACCCAGACCAGTGGCAACATTATCGATATTACCTGCAAGCCCATCCATAACACCGGCAAGTGTTGTTGTAATACCCGCCGCCTGGTTCTGCCCGCCAATCCACTCCATAAATGCGTTATTGATGCGTGTTGATGCTGCGCTGACGCTGTTTGGCATCGTGTCGAATTCTTTACGCAGTTGCCCTAGCTGGCTGATCAGTGCCGGTACGATCTTCGGTGTTGTCAGTTCGCCAGCGTCAGCCAAGCCCTTCAGGTCTTTTTGAGCCACACCCAGACCATCCGCCAACGCCTTCATGATCCTCTGGCCAGACTGTGCAACGGAGTTAAAATCCTGCCCACGCAGAACGCCTCGCCCCAGTGCCTGTGATAGTTGGGTGATCAGCGATGCCGTTTCGTCAGCAGATGCCCCAGACACTTGCAGACCCGTGGCCAGCGCATCAGTCAATGACAGGATGTCTTTGGTTGTGTACCCGTATTCGCGCAGGGAGCTTGATGCCCGCGAGAACAGAGCGGCGTTAGATTCGAACGTTGAGCCGGTGTACTGGCTGATCTGCATTAACCCCGCCTGCGCAGATCTAAAGTCCTCAGATGAGGTTGTAGCCAGCTTTACCCGCGCATTTAGCGAGTTCCACTTATCGGCCATGGCGATCAGGTTTCCAGTAGCGAACGCCCCAGCAAACGCACCAGCCATCGCCAATGTGCTGCTGCGCACGGTCGCCAATTGCCCATTCAGATCAGCAAGAGCTCGCTGACTCTGACGAGTGGCATTCTCTGCCTGGCGGTTACCCTGCGTCATTGTTCTGTGATAATCGGCCCCCATGCGTGAGGCACGGGCGATCTCAGTCTGGAAGGAGCTGGAGTTTGCCGAAATTTTAATGATTAGCTCACGCAGAGATGCCATATTTCACCCATAAAAAAACCCGCCGCAGCGGGTGTTAACTAGCCAGATTTTCCAGAAATGCCTCAAGCCCAGCGGTATCCTCTTCTTCCGCGTCTTCCTCCGCGTTCCAGCGGATCAACATATCCCCGATGGACAATGGATCTTTTGTTCGCTGGGCATTGAAAACAGCGGCGGCGATTTGCGCGGCGTGATAATCATTACGGTCATCGCCAATTGGGCTTATCCGGTCAAAGGCCATCCACATGCGCAATTCACTGACGCTGATAGATTGCTGAAGCTCGCCAAGGGTTTTGCCGAGGCGTAGAGCCAACTGCATCAAGAAGAAGGTTTCTGGCTCTCTGACTTTTTTTCAGCGTCTTCCGTCGAGGTTTGCAAAGCCATTGCCTGCTTTAACAGCCGTGAATGCACCGGCCCGTAAAAGCCAATAACTTCGGTCAGATCTTCCGGTGTGAAAACAGGCTGTTGATCTTCATCGAGCAGAACATCAATAAACATCACAGCATCAGCACGGATGTTGCGTTGCGTCTGTTCCGTGATTGAAAGCTCAACCGCTTTTGCGCCCTCTTTTGGCTCTTCAGGCTCCATAACCTCGCGCCACCGGCCCCAACCTGCTGGCGAGGGTTCACGCAGGATCACCTTTGCCCCATTCCACTCGGCGACCTCAACCAGCTTGGTGCGAAAGCCCGCCATCGGCGCTGACACCAGCGCCTTGAGGTTTAATTTCTTTGCTGCCATGGGTTAGCGCTCCTATTAGGCTGCTGTAACGGTCACAACACACGTTGCGGTTTTAGCGCCGTCCGTGGTTTTAACGGTGATTGTTGAGGTACCAGGTGTGAGGCCGGTGATAACGCCCTTATTGGTCACCATCACATTGCCTGGGGCGGAAGATGTCCAAGTCACGCCGCGGTTAGTGGCTGACGCCGGGGCAATCGTTGGGGTCAGGGTGAGGCTGGCACCAGCAGCCACGGAAGCCGTGGATTTATCCAGCGTTACACCAGTCACTGGAATGTTTACGGCGTAAATCCGCACCGGTTTACCAATAATACGCAGCGTGTACGATGCCGAAACGATCCCGGATGTGGCCGCACTCCAGCTGTTTTGACGCACTTCGGCAAGGTAGGCAAAGCCGTTACCGGAAGGGAATACGATACGAATAGCGCGGCGGCTGTCGTCTTCATAGGCATCCATCAGGGAATCCTGGGCAGCATCGTAACCGCTCCAGTTTTTACCGATGGTCATTTCAGACGGGGCTTTCAGGCCGTTTGTCATCTCCTGCTCTTCGGAGCACAGCGTGGTAACTTCAATATCAGCCTTTTGGCCGCCTGTGTAGCTGAGTTCCTTTGTGCTGCACGATGCGGCAAGCCAGGTAACACCAACAGGGTTAGCTTCGCTGACTTCACCAGCGGAAACGCTGATCACCGTGCCTTGTGTTTTTTCATACTTACTTGTCATGTGATTTCTCCAGACATAAAAAAACCCGCCGTAGCGGGTCATGGTCAATGGTATGGGTTACTGCCACACTCGGAATTCGAATGAGGCGCGGAAAAGGCCGGTTTCGGGTTCGTGACCGCTAAATAGATGGACTTCGGCAGGTGACAGCACGGTTACCGCCGCCTCGGCCCGCTGACGTAGAGCTTTCGCCTCGTCAATGCTGCTGGCGTACACGTCGATCTGCACCATGTAGGCAGTTTCAGCGTTACCGCAGAACACATCACCCCGATTTTCATCGGGAACGGTGTAGACGATCCACGGTGGCTTTACCGCTGGCTGCCCCTCCGGCGTAAGTTTGACGACATAGGGATAAGCCTGCCCGCCCACCAGCGGTTTTAACAACGGGTTAAGATCGGCTTCGGTCATTTGGACAGTACCTTATCGATCGCCTCGTTGACCTTGGCAAACGCCGCCTCTGCCGCCGCCCCCTCTTTGGCATCGTATGCGGGTCGGATAAACGGTACAGGTGCCATCTTCACCGTCCCCAGCTCCACAAAGCGCCAGTAGAAAGCATTTTTCGGGTTGCTGGCCTTCATCGAGTTGTCGCTGTTGCCCGTTCGTGGATTGCGGCCCCGGATATGCACCCCGGCAACCGCCCCACCATCTTTTGCCCGCATGTTCACCGCAACGACGTTACGCGCCAGCTTGCCGGTTTTCTTCGGCGCCCGCGCTCGAACTTCATCACGGAGCACGTTTGCACCCGCCCGCGTAGCCTGGCGTAAAACGTTGCGGTTCTCAGCTTTGCTTAACAGTTCCAAATCCTTCGAAATGTCGAGCAGGCCGGAAAAATCCAGATTGCCGCTGATCATGGTTTCACCCCACTTTTACAGAGAATTTCCAGCCGGGTACCTTTGGGATCGGGGATCGGTGGGCCAGTAATCTCCAATACAGCCCCTTTAAACGGGCCATTCAGACACAAAAGCCGGGAGGCGGCGGTAACATCGGTGCGGTGACGCATCCAAACGCGGATAGTGGCTTCTGCCTTCTCTGCGCCGGATGCCACCAGCTCGCGCCCGCTGATCGCCTTCACCTCTGCATAAACAGTCTTGCCGTCGCGCCACTCCTCCAGCTCCTGCCCGGAAGCGAGTTCCACCGGGACAAAGTTCTGAATGGTGACACGGTGCCGCAGTCGGCCTGCTTGCATAGCGCCCCCTTACAGCGGAATAAATCGGTAGGGCTCCAGCAGAGCCTTAAACCCGAGCGGAATACTGACTTTCTGTACGTCGGCGGTATCTTCCCGATTTTCGTACCAGTGACCGACCGCCAGCATGATGGCTAGCATAATGTCATCACTGACCAACAGCCCTTCACTCTGCCCCTCGGGAACTGAGTCATCATAAAGCGTCCGATTGGTATAATTTTCAGCCTTGCGCCGGGCAGCGCCCGCATAAAGCGTTAACAGCTCATCGTCTGAATCATCATCGTCATCAAGACGACATTGCAGGCGCAATTGCTTGATGCTTGGCTTCATCAATGCTCCTTACCTGCAACCTGTTGCCAGATTGCAGGCATAAAAAAACCGCCGAAGCGGTGCGGGGATACGCCGGAATAATGATTATTTCCCGGTCAACGCCTTGATCGCTGATGTATCTTCCAGCACACAGTCGAAACGATGGAAGGCCAGGAACGCGGTCTGATCGTATTCGGCAAAACGTTCAACCAGGCGTTTCAGTGTCATGTAGGTAATACGGCGCAGGATGAAGCGATCGAAATCACCGCAGTAAATAAACTTCTTACCCGTTGCCATGCTGTCGATCGCCTGATCGATAACGTACTGCATGCCCAGCACCGACGCAGGCGCAACACCGACAATATCTGGCAACCACAGCGGGCGTTTATTACCGTCCACCAGTTCAGTGAGCGTTTTCAGCGTGGAATCGTTGAACGCCAGGCGGAATTTTGGCCCGTTTCGGTAGGCAGGATCAATGCTGTGTTTCAGGGTGTTGATGTCTGTCCAATCGAGCGTTACCGCCTTGGCCGCCACGGTACCGGTTACGGATACCTCAAGTCCTTTAGGCTGCACTGGTGTGCCTGAGCCGGTACCTTTAACGATGTATTTGGCTTCACCGCGCCCGATACGCTGAGCGATACGACCAGCCAGATACGCCTCGATATCAACCCCGCTATCCTGCAACAGCTCGTTAGAAACGCGGATGATTTTGGAGCTGAGTTTTTTCGCGCCAAGGATCGCGGTACCAAACTCCACATCTTGCTCAGATGCTGCGGTGTTTTCCCCCAGCAACTCCCCTTCTTCCGCCGTGCCGTCAGACGTTGACCAGGTAACGTCCTGCCCATTGGACGAGTTATAGATTTGCGCCACGCTTGCAATACCGCCGTAGGCTTTCATGGCATCGACGATTTTAGCCAACATCTGGGTAGGAACGGTGTAACCGCCCTTTTCATCTGGCGTAGTACCCTGGGCGCGCAGCTCACGTACAGCGGCGCGCTCTTCGGCACTCAGCTCGGCAAAGCCCTGGCGCAGGAACTTATCGAACGCAGCAGCGCGGATTTCGTGCTGTTTGTGCTCCGGGTTGTCTTTGTTCAACTGCTGGCGCTGTTCATTCTGGTTATCTTCAACAAAGGTCTGATCCAGTGCGCGCAATTCCTCCTCTCGGGTGATTTGCTGATCGATCTTGGTCAGTTCATCCTTGGCCTTGTTCCATTCGGTACGCTGCTCCTCCGTCCAGGCGGTATCCCCGATCTTGTCGTTGAGAGCGCGCATATCGGTGGCGATGGTGTTACGTTTTTGCTTCAGTTCGTGCAATTTGATAATAGGCATGGTCTTTCCTTACGCATTTAATAAAGTCAGCACGCGCTCGCGCGCCATTCGTTGGTTAATGGCTTTCTGCAACGCGCCACTGTCACGCGCCTCCTGCCAGGCTTTCATGGATCGGACGGCTGAATCAGCCTCCTGATAGGCGGGATAGGTCACCGGGCTTACGTCGAACAGGCGCGAAACCTTGGTAATCTCCCGGATCACTACCCCTTGCTCATCCTGATACCAGTCCTCGCCATCACGGGCGACGCGGAAGGAAAAGGAAGATTGGTTGATGTCGCCGCGCTGCATTGGGCTGATCACCAGATCGCGAATGGTCTGGGTTTCCGGCGCCACAATGTTGTATTGCAGCCCCCGATCATCCACGGATAACGACAAGGTACCCGCCGAACTGCGGCCCAAGATGAAGTTGGGATCGTGGTTAAACAGGCCACGAACGTCATCCTTGAGCACATCATCGAAAGCACCAGGCTTGATGATCTCGCGAAAACCCCAGAGCACTTCTGACCGGCTATCAAAGACCGAGCCGTAGCCAATAATGTGCGTAGGCTGGTTTTCTTCCTGCTGGGCGCGCACCTCACCACCGTAACAGCGTGTTTCTCTGTCACTCATCGGGGTTTTCCTCTTTTTTGGGGTCTGTAAAGTCTTTGGCTGGGTTGGCCGCATTGACGCTGACCAGCATTTCGTCCAGGCCGTCAACCGGGTTCATATCTTCAAAGGCGCGGGCCTCGTTCCGGCTCATCCACCCGTCTGTAATAGCAAAGTGGTAGAACTGGGCGCGCTCCTGCGGGGTACCGCGTAACAGGCCAGCCAGGTTAAACCGGATGTAGTACCCGGCCGCCCGCTCTGCGGCTGTGAACAGGCGGCGGTTTAGTTCCTGCTCCCAGTTCACGATCCACGGCATGACCGTATGGCGAACAAACTGGATGGATTGCTGGGTGATGTTAGAGAACGTTGCTTTCTCCAGGTCGTTGATCATGTGCGCTGGAATATTAAAAATCCCGGCGATCTGCGACCGGTTAAGCTTCATCAGGTCGATGAGCTGGGCATCAACGGGCGAAACGGTCAGCGCGTGGTAGTCCAAATCGGCAGGAAGCAGTAGGGTTTTATTTTCCTGTCTACGTAACGCCTGCGTAGCCTTTTGCCACATTTCTTTAAGCCGTGACCATGAGTCAGCATTCAGTTCTGTTTTAACCGATACGATCCCCGCAGGCCGTGCATTACCGCCAAAGAAATTACTGGTGTACTGCTGACCACTCATCCCCATACCGATCGTTTCAGCATGCTGCAAGATGGGGCTCAGCCCCATTTTCTGATTATTGCCCAGTGCTCGGATGTGGATCATGTCGTGGGGGTTAATGGAAAAGTTGCCCTCTTCGTTGTATACCCCGTAGGTGTATCGACCACCGGTATTGAGCAACGTGGTTTGCCAAGGCATGCAGGCTTCCAGCGCGGTAACCTCACCTCGGCGAGAGCGAACTACCTTTGTGTAGCCATTTCCCCAACCCAACACATGACGCTCTTTCAGCTCTCGCCACTTATAACTGGTCTGCCACTCGTTCGGCTCGTCGTGCACCAGGTAAAACAGCGGGTGATCCCGGCCCTGTATCACCTTATCGCCGGTTTTGCGCATCACATGCACCGGCATCTGTGCCAGGGTTGAGGACAGTACATAAATACAGGCATAAACCGCCGCCAACCTCATAGATGTTTCGGGGCTGACAAACACATCACCCGCCCGAAACCCCATATCAAGACTGTCGCCAGTGATCGGGGTGGCAGGGTTTTCCAGCGATTCGCTACGGAAAAGGGCATCAAATAGCACGTTTATTCCTCCTGGCCGCCGCCAGCGCAAACGCCAGCATTGAACCGCCACCAGCCATTAGCGCGATCGCGGTGCCGTATTGCAGGTAAAGCCCTGCGACGAGCAAGCCGAAGCCGGCCAACCCGCAAAGGTCGATAATGATAGATTTCATAGGGTCAGCAGTTCTTCGTCTGGGCCGAGAGTGGAAAGGAAATCAACATCCCCGCCGCCGTTAACCAACACCCGGCTCATGCCTGTAAACAGTGCTGCGGGGCCGTCGATCTTGGCCTCTGGCGTGGATTTGTTGGGGAAAATGTTGTCGTTCTTATCGGGCTTGACGGTGACGTTACTCATCATCCAGTTCATTACTGGGTGGTTGCTATGATGGAACTTACCGCCATACACAAGCGCTTCAATCTCCTTCATCGCCTCGGAGAAATTGCGCACCGTCTGCGGCACTTCCACCAGCGGCAATCCCTCTTCGGCCAGCGCCAGGCTAAACTGGGTTGCGCTCCAGGGGTCAAAACCGATTTCACGCAGGCTTTCGCCCGCCACCCACTGCTGCAATTCCGCTTTGATCTGCGCGTGATCGATAACATCGCCATCGGTCAGCGTCAGCTTTTCAAGCTCGGCCCACTTGCGGTACAACTCTGCCATCTGGCGGGAACAACGCTCCAGCCGCCCTTCCGGCAGCCAAAACTTGAAATCGGCGTGTGCATGCCCGTTATTGGCCTGCCAAATCTTCACGGCGGCGCAAATATCGATCTTGTTCGACAGGTCAACACCTACCCACAGCGGGTACGTCTTCAATTCATGCCGCGGTGCGATGAAGTCACACTTGCCCCATTTCAGCATATCCATCCAGGCGGCCTCTGCGGTCACCCACAGGTTCATGTGCTTGGTGAAGAAATTATGACGGGCAGAAACCTGCTCCTTAGCCTTCTTGGCCAGGCGGCGTAAATCATCCCAGCGCTTACAGATACCTAATCCCGGATTGGCCTTCTGCCAGACCTTTTCATCAAAGGGATCGTCCTCTTTATCCAGGGTAAAGATGATGCCGAAGAAGGTATCATCCTCAAACTGGCCAGTTGCCGCCCCCTGCAAAACCTTTATGGCGTAGTCGCGCAACTCGTAGCAGATCCCCTCCTTGTTAAACCCTGCGGTAGTGATGCCGAACAATAATGATTGCAGACGTGCACCGGTTGCAGTTTCCAGAACATCCCACACATCACGGGTTTTATGAGCGTGGAGCTCGTCAACAATGGCGCAATGGATGTTCAGACCGTCGAGGTTGTTGGCATCGCTGGACAGTGGGCCAAAACGTGACGAGGATTGCTCCTGAAAGATCGCCAACTTGTTGAACTCAAACAGCCTGCCCAGCGTTGGCCGGGCCTGCTTGATCATGCTTTTGGCATCTTCGAACACTATCCGCGCCTGCTCGCGAGTGGTCGCAGCGGAATAAACCTCTGCCCCACCCTCGCCATCTGCGCCGGTCATGTACAGACCAACGCCAGAAGACAGCGTGGACTTGGCATTTTTACGCGCCACCTCGTTATAGGCGGTACGGAACCGGCGCACCATCACCGGGCGGCCACTGCCATCATTGCGCAGCACCACTTCACCGGTATTTTCATCCACCAGCGGGATGATGAAGCCGAAAATGTTGATCAGGATGAAAATGTGCCAATCCATCAGTTCGATGGGCTGACCAGCCAGCGCGCCTTTAACGTGCGGCACGAACTTATAGAAATTGAGGATATGTTGCGCTCGAGCCTCGCTGAATGTGATCCCGCGCTCCGGCCCCACCTTGAGATCGTTAAGGAAGCGTTGGCACGACAGCTTGACCAGTTCGCAGGCAACAATCTCCCCCGCCACGACGCGCTCGGCGTAGCGAATACCATCGGCAACCTTAGCCATTAATCTCTCGCTTTCATAAACTCAGCCAACGGATCAACCGCATCGGGTGCCGTGGCATTAACTTTTGAACGGCTGGCCGGTGTCATACCGAACTCAGCCAACATTGCGCGGATACGTTTCCAGGCGTCAGCCTTCATCATGGCTGCGGGGTGCGGCTTGATCATGCGGATTTCACGATCTTTCCGCTCGTCACCATCATCCTCGCTGTACACGGCGTAGGTGTACCCCTCTCGATCCAGCGTGTCGCAGTGGTGCCGGTACTCGGTGTAGGCTTCAACCAACAATTCCAAGGCCCGGCCATCGAGTTGAGACATAACGCCGAGGGCGTCAAGTTCCTCAGCCATCCGCTTAAACCAATACTTCCCCTGCTTATCAAAATGCTTGGGAGTTGGGGGTACCCCTGATGGGGGTTTTGGCTCGTTTTTATTTATGGCCCGTTTTGATGGGTTCCCCCTGACCAAACGTAGATGGGTAGGGGTTTTCGGTGGCCCTGACATAATCGAAAACTCCTATTAATCATCGCTTGGGGTACCCCAAAAAAAAGTTTCTAACCTGCGGGTGTGTAAGAAAAGGTAATGCGGCGGTACTTTGGGCGAAAGGTTGCAGAGATTTGATCCCCCCCTCCAGGTAATGAGAATTTATATCATTTGATATGAAATGATTCAAAATGCAATCAATATTAATTGCAAATAAAACTCATTATCATTTAATTGACTTATCCTGATTATCCAGATCGATGCGTACGGGACTCTCTACCATTTCATTGGTGAGACGGAAGGTTGCAGCAATACAGGCTATTTCACCTGGTGTAGAAGCAATCGTTGTCTCTACCTGTTGCTCAAGCAACGCGCCATCTACCGTCAATCCGTACCCCAAAAACAGACCACCTCTATAAAGGTGGGCAAGCTGAACAGGTTTAGTCTTCATCTCATTCTCTCCGTTGCCGTCTTGCTGCGGTGGCAGGGCCAGCACAGGCTTTCAAGGTTCGAATCGTCATCGGTACCCCCATGTGCCTTGGGTACGATGTGATCGACGGTTGTAGCCGGTACCGCTCTACCGTTCCTTAGACATTCCTGGCAGATGTGGCTATCGCGCTTAAGGATGCGGACGCGGCGAATAGTCCAGTCATTACCGTAACCGCGCTGGTGCCTGCTCTTACCCTGCTGGTGTACTTCCCAGCCGGTGTTCTGGTGCTCGGTACAGTAGCCTGAGCGGTCGGTGGTGGTATGGCGGCAACCGTGCTTGCGGCATGCCCTGGGTATCCTGGGTGGCATGGGGTACCTCAAATAGAAAAGCCCCGGACTATGCCGAGGCTCTTGGTTATCGAGTATCAGTGCCTGATGGATACGGGTGCTATTATCTCTTTCCTTTGGTGTCAGCTATCTGCTGATGCACCGGATCGACACTTACCTTGTCCATCTCATCTTTGGGAAGATTTCCCAGATTATATGATTTGGTCATAGCCCCACAGGATCATCTATCTGAATGTGAAATGACGCGCTATCTCAACACGCTCTAGCAACAGTTTTACGTTGTGCACGTCAAGAACAATGTTGAAATTGTGCGTTGGAAAGTAGGAATTGCTACCATTACCCCAAACTGCCTGAAGATAGGGCTCGCCATTAACGTTAATAAATGAGTAGTATCCTTCGTCTGGAGGCAGAGGGAATATTGTCGCCACTTTCAATCGCGTGGTACGTTCCCTACTGTCCTTGCTTGACCAGTGAATAAAGTCCTTAAGCAGCTTTATTTTTGCGTCAAAGTCTGTCGGATTTTGAATCGTAAAAACGGAGAAATAACCGCCATAATACATCTGGAAAAATGTTTGCTCGTTACCATCTAACCGCTTTATATGATTTTCATTTAATTTGAATTTTTCCTCTGAAAGTACAACACGTTCACCCTCATTATTCAACTTAGAATAAACTATCCCCGGAAAGAATACTTCCTCTTTAGCGATCCAATCCTTTGGGGCCACGCAACTGCACAATACTGCGCTAACCAAAATAATTAAAACTATTTTCAGTGAACTTGGCATCAACACGTCTAAAATCCCTATAATATTACCGCTAGTAATAGACTTATAAAATCACATCAGGTCAACGTAAGGGATTGCCCCTAGCTCTCCTGCAAAAAGAATTATACATCGTCATAGTGCATTTCCTATGTTTTCCTGCTGCCACTTAATCAGCCCGTCAATACGAGAGGCGCATATACCCAGTTCACCCTGGCTCACCTGCAATGCAATGACAGCATCACCGAAGGTTTCCCCGGTGAATGGTGTCTGTTCGCACTGTTGAAGCAATACCGCTGGCGGGTACACGTAGATCAGCTTAGGGGCTGGCGGGGGTGTTGGTCTCTCTGCGCAGGATACGCTTAACATCATCAGGCAAAGGCTGATTGCCAGCGTCACTATGCTCCAGCGCCTTGCGTAGCGTTCGGTTTTCAACATCAGCCTTTTCCCTCTTCTGTTGCTCGATCCGTAACTGTTCCTCGGTGGCTCGCCGGTCAGCATCGGCGGCACCTTTTAGTGCGCTGATCGTTTCGTCGCGGCTTTCTATGCCCTTCGACAACTCAGTATTAGCATCACTTAGCGTCTTGTTCGCCTTATTGGCGTTATTAAGCCGGTAGGTCAGTACCCCGTTAATCCCGCCCAGGCAGATAGCCACCAGCAACGCACCGATCAAACCGTAGCGAGTGAGTTTCGTCATCCGGGGATCTCCACATGCGGCGCATCAAGGAACTTAGCAGGTTTATCATGTGGGTTATCTGTCCACGTCACACCGAAACGCAGCTTTACGCCCAGTTCTTTGCCTGCCTGCTGTATGGCATCCAGCACTGGCAGCCAGCACTTATAATTATTCCAGTCGCCGCCAACGGGGAACAGATCCACCGCATGGCCGGTGAGGTGTCGGCTGTCCATCGTCTTGCTGGCTCCCGCGGCCTTCAGTGCCTTTTGTCGCTCTAAGGTGCGGACCCCCTCGATAACAATAAAATCAACGGTGGAGATCTCCAGCGCACGGCGAACCACTCTGACCAGAGCAGGATTTACCCCTACGAGGTTTCCCTCACTGCGTTTGCTGAAACTGAAATTAGGCATCGCCACCTCTCCTTACCTTAAACAACTGCACCACATTGCCCCTGGCCCTCAACACAAGCAGGCAGAGCACAATGTTAATGAACAACTCAGCGGGATCTGTGGTTCCTTCATAGGCACCTAGCGCAATACGGATCACTACTGAGCCTGTGGCAAACATCAGCCCCCACGCCAGGTATGCACCCCAGCGAACGTATTCGGTACCGTTTCGGCGGAATGAGAACACGCGGATAAAAATCACTGCGCAGACGGCAGCATTGATTAACGTTTCGGGATCATGAGTCACCATCGCCGCCCCCTCTTTTCCTCAAGAATCCGCCACCGCTGTTGATCATCATCAGCAGACGAATGACACAGCCAGCTGCAAGTAATGCGCCCGCTGCATCCGCGCCCCGGTCGTAACCGGCGGGAAGGAAATCAACAATCCACGCTGCTGCGGGTTTGTACATCGTCAACCCTGCCGTGAAGCTGCCGAACGCCAGGATTAGGCGGGAACGAATGCCATACTCTGAGGCGGAAACAACAAACAGGATCGCGCCCGCAAAAGCACCCAACACGACATCAGCCGGTAACCCAGCGAAAAACGTCATGACCGCAACACCCGTTACCGCCCCGCCCGCCACCGTTGTGGTAGTCACAGGCTCTGCCATATTTGCTCCTTTGTTCGCTCAGCGAACGCCGGGCGCTAGATGTGAAAAAGGCCGCCCATCGGCAGCCCATAAATGACAAAACCCCGCCGAAGCGAGGTTTTTGATTGGATAAGCCACTTACTACGTAGCCACTCTTATCACGTTACAATAGTTTTTGCGTACGCGTTAGAAATATTTAATCCATATCCATCTTCACATCCAGCATAGCCAAGCATCCGCCTACAAATCCCTCCGCCGCCTGCATCTTCTTCCGCACAGTTCCATCTGAGCACTTCCAGCCCCGAGCTATTGAGCGTATTGACTGGCCATAATAGTGATGCCTCATAACTAGCTCATATTCCTCAGGCTCAAACTTAAACAATTTGGCTATGCAGCCATCAATCATTAGACCGTCATTGTCGCTGCATGCCTGCTTCCCGTTGGATTGCGGAGGCAAAAGCCCTTTAAACCCAGCAGCTATGCTGGAATAGCCAACACCTTTGTTATCACGAGCCCACGCGCCCCACCGGGACAAAACCTCATACATGTCTCTCATACCTTTGCCCCGCGCTTGTTTGCTGTAACGATTGCCCCGATGCCGTACGCCCGATCGAGGGTACGCGCCAGGTGATAGAGTTGGCTGCCGTGTTCGGCCTCCCATGCCGCCACATCGTCATGCAGCTTGTTGTGGCACTCCCTGGTGAGTGGGATGGCGAATATGTCGTGTGGTTTGGTGCCGGTACCGCCGAAGCCCTGATCGATAATGTGGTGCGGGTCATCCGCCGGGCGCCCACAGCCGCAACAGCACACCTGCGATTTAACCCACTGGGTGTACTTCTCGCACTCCCAGCGCTTCATCTTCGGTCGCAGCATAAAGCCCGCTGGTGGCTCGGGATCGATATCGACCGCCAGCACCGGCTTAATCTGCTCCACGTAGTCATTGATGACTTCGACTGGTGCGCGCTCCCACATAATATCGGCCTCTTTCCGGGTACCGGTTGGAACCTCTGCTGGTGGCAGGCGCAGAGAGAACCTGGCCACAGAGTCCGGCAACAGGTCGGAAATCTGCTCCATTACGGCCCACCAGCACAGTTCCGGCAGGCTCAGTTGGTGATTTTCGTCAAAGCGGAAGTGTGTTCTGGCGCGGTAAAGAACAAAATCCGCAACGTTCCTGGCCGCCAACGCATCGAGGGCCGGTAGCGTCTGATCTGCAATGGTGTGCTCATGATGCCAACACAGGCGAACTGCGCCATCGCCGTACCGCATGGTGCTCATGTTCCGATCGTGGGAATCGTCTTTGTGCGAATGCCACTGGCACTCGTTCGACCGGTCTAGCCAGTCCACCAGCGCATTAATGCCACCAGCGGCAGCCAGAACCCGCTTATTAGAGAAGAAAGAGGAAAGGCGTGGATCAGCGGCAAGGTGCTGGCTGGCCACCGGCACCAACCCGGACGGCAATGGATTAAGCTCTGCAGGCTCGCTGGCAATCAGCAGCCGCGCACGGCCGGTGAAGTAATGGAGCAGATCCCGACCTGGGCGCAGCAGCACCACGCCCAGATCACGCTGCACGTAAGGAGTGAGCAGCATCTTCATGCAGCCACCTCCTGAGCCATGCACAATTCTGGCAAGTTGGCCTGTACCATCCTTTGCGGCATTTGTGGGGGTACGGCATTGCCGCAGCGTGCAGTCTGCTTTGCCTTGGAGTATTTCCGGCCTTTGTAGTCCATCTCGATGATGTACCACTCTGGGAACCCCTGAGCACGGTATAGCTCCCTAGGTGTGAGCATGCGCATACCGATATCAACGATTATGTACTCGCCAACCCGGATGTAGTGCGGGCGTTCGACCGGGAACAGGCCGCGATCGTCTTTTTCCTCGGTAAACCGCTCGAGCAGGCGGGCACACCACCAGGCACCATAGCGCTGGTCTTCCGTCATTGGTTCCGGTTCGCACTGAATGCTTGCCAGGCCAAAACGATCTTTGGTCGTCACAGAGTGCGCTGGCTCGTTGAGGTCTGCCGCCGTAGCCGTGCCGTAATACTTGGTCAGGAATGCCTGAACATGCCCAATGTGGTTCCCGCCACTGGTAATTGTTGGTACCGGCTCCGTCATGGGTTTACCGTCTTTGCAGGTACCGCGCAGGTGAACAAGGTGAGATGTACAAAGGGTGTGGTGATCCACCTGGGTCACGGTATGCATCGGCTCATCGATGCCCACCCCGGCGCCGGTATAGTTTCCGCCGTAATGCTTCACCAGGTGAGCGGCAGCCAATTGGGTCTTGCCACCACCGCCAGGCATGATAGTTCCAACAGGCGCGTCTACACTGCTGCCAACGCTGTTCCCAAACTGCCGGATCACGACCGGGGCCACAACAGCAAAGCCTGGCGCTTGTGTCACTGACTGCAATGGCTCATTGAGGGGTTGCCCACGGAAGCACTTGTAATAGCTGGCGGTATGGTTGCACTTCACCACGAACGGCTCGACAAGAAGATGCTCGGCCTTGCTGGTGATGGTTGTAAGTGGCGCGTCGCAGGAGTAGGACATCCGATCACCACCAAAGCCGGTCTGCCCAATTCGAACGATGTACGGATC